GACAACTCCCAACTTGTTTACATAACTCTCTGCCCCTTGCAGGTCTTTCCTCAGCAATGCAGTTGCAGCTTCCTTGGTAATGGTCATGTTAGCCTTTACATCAGCACCATAGTGACCATAGCCAATGGTAAGGTACTTCTCAGACTTGTCAGCCTTATAAGGCTTGCTTAGGAATCCCTCGAACTCCTTTATCTTCTCTATCAATATGTTACTTGCTTTCATAATTACTTCTCTAGCATCATCCTTTTGCTTACTTTTGAGGAAGGAAAGATTATTGTCAAACTGCCTTGCATTCTCAGAAAGTTTCTCTCTCTCAAGTGCAAGCTTCTGTTCCATAGTCATGGCATCAGAACCACCTGTCAATTCAAGCCTAGCCATTTCAGCCTTTGAGTTTATCTCTGCTACCAAGATGTTGTTTTCTAACTCCTCTTGATGCATCTGATACTTCATTTGCATCTCAGCCTGAGCCTGTTGAGCATCTTGTTGCAACTGAGCTTGCTGCATCTGTAACTGTTGCTGCTGTTGTTGCTGTGCCTCTTCCCTTCTCTTCTTCTCATTGTTCTCAACCATCCTCTGCTTCTCTGCAATGCTTGTGGTGGTGTAGAGCTTCATAATGCTAGAGAAATCAAGTGCTTGGTTTTGAAGAGCTGCCTGTGCAAGGGTGTCAAGCTTCTGATTGAGTTCCATGGTGCCATTGCTATTATCTACCACAAGACCATAGTCACACTCAGCAAACTCATCACCATCAATCTCAATGAGCTTCTTGCTGCCATCGTCAAGGATGTAGTCAAACTTCTTCTTCCTGCCTCTCAGAGCAATCTTAGCTGTCTCCAAGAAACATTCCAAGGCTCTCTTCTTCACACTGTCATGGATGAAGAACATCCTTTCTGTGATAAGTGAGGACTGAAGTGTGGCTCTCTCAACACCTCCTACAGTCTCCCTGTTGGAAATCTGACCTTCCCTTTGCTTGGAGATGCCTGCAAGCTCACCTATCTTTGTGGAAATCCACTCCAAGACATTCATGTACTGCTGAATCTCATTGCCAAGGGAGGCATCAATGACACCATTTGAGGCATTGTTCATGGCTCCTGCAAGCTTGCCAGTAGCCACACCCACATTGCCCTCTTTGAAACTATCCTCAACAGCTATGTTGTTCACATTGATGAAGTAAAGCCATTTGTCAACATCCCATCCCTTAGGAACCTTAGCCAAGTCCATCCTAACTATCTTACCCATGTTCTTTGCTAGGGTCTTGTTGAGTCTGTCATGGAAGATGTCATACAGGTAGGCATAAGGTTTCATAATATCCACAAGTGAGAAAGGCTCATCACCATTGATGTTGTAGATGCTACCCACTATACCAAAGTGACATCTTGATGGGTTGCTCAACCTGTTATACTGTATAGGTCTAGGTCTCATGTTCACATAGATGTCCTTGCCTATCTTGGTGCCTTCCCAAGCCTCGTTAATCCAGAAGGTCTGCTCCTCCTCTCCCTTCATTGGGTCACAGTGATAGGTCTCTGGATAGAAGTTGAAGGTCTCCTCACCAGTCTCAGGGTCATAGCTCTTGACTTTCTTTATCTGTCTCCTTGACTTCCAATACACCCTAAGCACCCTCACATTGCCATTCATGTCATAAGGCAAGTAGGTTGCATCATAGGTGTTGTCAAACAGACTGTAAGGGTCTATCATCTCTCCTGCTGTGACATCCATGGTAAGGTTGGGAACAAAGCCATACCTAGCATCAAGGTTGTCCATGCTATCCACATAAGGGTTGGAGTTGTTCTGGTTGTCAGGGGCACTCTCCAAAGCCTCTATGTCCTTCTTTGAGAGCTGGTCCCAAAAGGTGTCAATGATTCTGCCTGGACTCCAGTAATCCTCAAGAACTATCATGTCTGCATCCTCTATCTGATTGGAGTAACCTGACTTGATGACCCTCATCTTCCTAGGGTCTATCTTCTCAATGTAAGGCTCCCCACCAACAATGTCACAGTGGTAGGCTTCCTCACCAATGGTATAGGCATCCACAAAGCCTTGGTTGAATAGTTGTGGTATCTCAAGCTCCTTTATATAATGGTTCAGCAAGAGATTGCCTCTCACCTCCCTCTTGTCTTGATACTCATAGGTAAAGTAGTCAGATTGCTTCTCTAGCTCTTGCCCAAAGGATTGCTCATCCTGTGCATTGTCCATCAAGAGTTGTTGGAGCATCATATTGATTTGGTTGTTCTTCTCCTCTTCCATCTCAGACACAGCGGTAGGATTGGTGACTATTACCCTGAAGTCAAAGAGCCTCTTGGACTCCTCACCCCTCAACACCTCAAGCTTTGAGTTGATGACAGGATAGTGCTGTATGTTGTCTGGAATGAAGGAGGCATCAAGACTGTAAGGATTGATGAGCATCTTGAGGTCACTCATGTGTATCTTGCCATTGATGAGGTCATAGTTTATCTTCATTGCCTGCACTGACTTTCTTGTCAAGTGATAATGAAGCAAGCTGTGATTGTCCCCAAAATCAACGCACTTGCGCCTCCATGCTTTACCCTTTTTATTAAAGGTCAACTGTTGTGCAGGGAATCCCCCTATTGCGTTATATGCCATATCTTTATCTTCTTATTTATTATGTATGCAAAGATAATCAAATGGATAAGAAGTATGTCACATCTAACACTTTCACTAACTGAACCTTAACATGACAGCTAGAATACATAAAAAGGAGAATGCCTTTCACCAAAGCACTCTCCTAAAACAGTTATAGTCAAAACAATATTCACTTACACATGGAAGTATGAGCGTATGTCAAACATGCCATCCTTGTCTTTCAGCTTGTCAAGTGCTAGCATGTGGATGGCATCAAACAGCTCCTCCTTAGGAATGTCTGACAGGGTATGCCCTGCAATCTTTGCAATGGTACTTCCACTATCAGAGTAAATCATATTCATGGTAACATACATTGCCCACCTGTTATAGTAAGGTGAATCCTCTAGGCAGGCATCATGGGCATCCATCAGTTTCTCCCACTCAGAGATACTCCATCCTCCCTTAGGCTCCATGCCATCAACTATCTCCATGGCTTCCTTCTTTGACAGGTAGTTGCACCAGTCTATAGCCTCTAGCTTGTCAAGGTATTCCTTGGCTACCTCAGGCTTCCAGTCAACCATGTCTTCCATCATGCACCTCATGGTCTCACCAAAGATATGCATGTACCTTGGCTTGTTTGACACAGACATCTTGTTATACAGTCTGCCAAACTTATTCATTATATCCTTCTGTTCCATAGTCTCATTATTAGAATTTATTGTTAATAGCAGATAGAATCTTGTCCATCTTTCCCTCCATTGCTGTGAACTTCTCATCTATCTTCTGAAATCTCTTCTCTGTTTCCTGCTTGTCCTTGAAGGTAGTGTCAAGCTCCTCTAGGAGAGCCTTGCAACTAGCCACTATATTCTGTGTGTCGGCAACCTTTGCAAGAATCTCCTCAGCCTGTGCATTGATTGCACGCACCTCATTTACCACACACTCCTTGTTGCAAGTTATAAGCAAGCTACCTGCATAGGCAGTCTGTTCTGTATCACTGACAGAATAGGTGTTCTGCTTGCCTTCCTTGGTCTGTATGCTCACATCAACAAGCATCTTGCCATAGTTACCTGGCTGCACATCTGCATGGGGAGGGCTAACTGCCATCACCTTTCCCTGCTCATACTTCAAGGCTGTCCTATCAAGTAAATAAATGGGATAGCCACTCTTTAAGTCCTTGAATGTCATAACGTGTTATTTTAAATGTTGAAAGGAAGGTAGCCTATACAGACTACCCTCCTATAGTAATACCACTTACATTAGGTAGTAGTGGTAGTTGTCTTCAATGCAGCAATCAATGTAGCATTCTGTCTTTGCTGACTAAGCTCCAACCTAGCGTCATTGTACTTCTGCTGCAAATCACTCTGCCAGTGGTTGTTGAGAACATCAACTATCCTCTGGGTATTTGCATTTGCATTGGTCTTGAGGTCACATGCCATCTGGCTCATCTGGAAACCAATGTTAGAGAATCCTCTCTCAACTCCTGTGTTGGTGTAGGAGAATCCTTGCTGCATGGCATTCTGCAAGTCCTTCTGACCTAGCTGATTCTCATAGCCCATCTTGATGATGTTCTGCTGAGTCTGGCAGCAACAGTCCTTCAGGTTCTGTATGAGATTCAAGTCACCTCTCTCCACGGCATTGATGACCTTCTCAGCGGAGTAACCTACCTGACCACCTACCTGTTGGATAGCAGCCTGAACACTGCATACTGCATTCTGCAACTGGTTGAAGTCACAGTTGAGGTTTGCTGCAAGAGTCTTCATGTCTTGGTTGTTGCCTTGGATTGCACTCATCAAGAGGTCTGAGTTATGGTTGTCTGCCATCTGGTTGCTGAGGGCATTTATCTTGCCTTGAATCTCTGCATCCTGCACACCACCATTGTTACCCCACAAGCCATTCCTACCAAACATCATAAGGAACACAAGGTAGATGAATGGGTTGTTCATCCACTGGCTGTTGTTCATCATAGCCGCCATAGCCATAGGGTCGTTGTTATCCCTCCTGTTAGCCATGGAACCAATCAAACCACCCATCATGGCATCACAGCCACTACTAGTAGTCCTAATCACTTCTTCGCCTGACATAATCTTTAAACCTTAAACGATTAAAAACAATTTTCATAAACACTTTGTAACCGATTACATAGGCAAAGATACATCAAAAAAGGCTGAACAACACTAAATTGCTCAACCTTAATATTTAATACACTGATTATCAGGTATTTGACTTGAGCAACATCAGACGTTTCAGTTGCTCAACTTCATCAGCTTTCCATACCAAACTGGTTTGATGGAGTATTTTCTTGCCCTTGGGGAGAAGTCTTCTCATTATCATCCTGTCTATAGTGGAAGTGCTGACAGATAGTTCCTTTGCAACCTCCTTCTTGGTAAACCATTCCTTCTTGTCTATGCCAGTTCCCCTTCTGTCAAGCTCATACTTGGCAAGGTTGCAGAAGTAAGATATATCTGCCTTGGAACATTCACCATTGCTTATCATTGACTTGAATTTATCCAAGGCACTGCATAGATACTGTTCCCTAAGCTTTGTCATGTGCTCTCTCCTCCATTATCCTTATTACCTCCTCATAACTCATGTTGCTCTTTCTTGTACCAAACAAACCTTTCAGCTTGACAATGATTGCTATGAGAGAGACTTTCATTCTGCTGGGTAATTCATTTCTATATCTCCACCACACACCTATCAGTTCCACAACATAGATGCACATGGTACAATATATAAGTATATAATGTGAGTCTATCATCTCATTGGTACAGAACCATGAGCCATAGTAAAGCCTCTCCACATTGATGAATATGAAGTAAACAAAAGGAACTCTAAACAGATTACACCATCTAAACAGGAAGGTAGCAGGCAGGAATGCCAAGGGAATGATAAGGTATATCAATGTATATATCCAAGCTATGCAAATCTCATTGGCTTCTGGATAAGCAAGAACCTCATGGGCATTTTGTGAGAACACATAGAATATATACCAATGTGACAGCATGATGGCTAGGGGAAGCAGTATTGCACCCCACTCATACAGCTTCCAGATAAGTCTCTCACCTTGGGTAGGCATGGAATGTCTATCCTCTTCTTCATCTACAAATTCCACCATAATAAATTCTCCTATTCTTATAAAATTAAACATTAGATATGGCTGCAAAGCTACAAAATCCTGCGCTTAATTCCAAAAATTAATACACTGAAAAATACTGAAATTTGCCAATCTGACTACATTCGCAAGAAAAATGGCTACCACTCATTACAAGTAGTAGCCACTCATTGGTTTATTATAAAAGACTATGGTCAAAACCTAAAGCAGTAATCCAGTACCTAGGAATGCCACCACACATCCCACAACACCTGCAAGGATGTCCTTGACATCGAAAGGTCTGTCATTGAAGAAGTCAAAGACCTCCTTGCCAATGGCTAGCATGATGCCAGCGAAAGCACCCTCTGTTGCATACACCCAAGAGGTGTCACCTGCGTCAAGCTTGCTGAACACAAGGCTAATCAGCACTGCGAAGACCATTACACCGAAGAAGTGGGCTACCTTGTCCATGCCCAACTTCTTCTCCACTAAATCATACAACTTTTTCATCGTTCAATTATTTAATTGTTACACACTAGAGACTACATTATCTTTAGCCCCATTTCCTCACCAATGGAAAGAAGTTCCTTGGCTCTAGCCTTGCACTTCTCCCTGTACTCTTG